CTTTATCACTGATGAACATAAAGTAGGTTGGTGTGATAAATGTAATCAGTTTTCTACACCTGTTCAGCCCCAAGAGCCAATGGTAAGATGCCCGAAATGGGAAACGTGCGTAGTTATTAGTCTCCAAGGTTGCCCACATTTTGCGCCTCATAAGCATACGAAAAATTGTGAAATAGTTTGCACACGGCAACTTGATAACGCCACACGAGCAACAGCCTGTGAGCCAGTACCAGCCCCGAAAGAGGTTTGCAAAAATTGTCATCAACCAAAAGATAAGCATTATGCCGATGGATATTGTTCTCAATATGGGATTGAGAATAAACAGTTTGAACGTGCAAAGTGGGTAGGTGCAGAGTTTATAGACACTCCAGAAGGTGTGGTCTGTGATGAGAAATACCATATTGTTGACGCTAACAAAAAGGTATCAGAGCCTTGTGATAATTGTGGACATGATAAAAGTTGTCATGACGAAATGGGATGTAGGTTGCTCCCAACACGCCAGTATTGTTCTTGTAAAAAGTTTGAGACTTTAACTGCCGAACAACAGGAAAAAGAAGTGCAGGATATTTATAAAGATTTAGAGTTAGAGCCAGCCAGTATACCAAAGCCTGAAACTACGGCAACGCAATTTGAGATTGATGTGCTAACTCATATTCAGCATGAGGCTTTACAGGCTCAAGGCGATTGGGCAGGCATTGATGAAGAATATGCGCCCGAATGGACTCACGGCTACAAACTGATTTATAACGAACTCGCTAATTTAATTGATTGGTTGGAGGCAAAATCATGAATAATCCAGAGCCAGAGAACCCTAGACTACTGACCGATGATGAAATCGGCAAGTGCTATGAAAACTCAAAATGCCACGAAGTAGACGGGCAGATGGTTATTGACGAAATGTTTAATTTAACAAAAGTTCTCAAAGCTCAAGATGCAAAGACCTTAGCCTCTACCCCTAGCCTGACAAAAGAAGAAGTACAAGCCATATCAGACCTTGCAGAAGATTGTGAAAACTGCCCAGCTGAAAGAATGTGTTGCCCTGAATGTAGTGAACACCAAAAAACTGGCATAGCCAAACTTTATGCCATATCAGAGGGTAAGCCTGCCCCTAAAGTAAGCGTAGAGGATATTGCCAAAGTGATAAGGGACTTTGATAGTGCTTACGAAGATGCTCCAGACATAGCCCTAAAACTTGCCACAGCCATTATTGAAAAGATTAAGGGGGCTGCATGACCGAACGACAGCAGCCTTACAAAACCTCACGAGCCATCAAAGAGGTTTCAGCAAGCGACACTATGTCCGAGGCCCATCTGCAGGACGCCATAATCGAACTTGGTCATGTCCTGGGATGGGAAAAGATAGCCCACTTCAGACCGGCGCTCATGAAGATGCACGGCGCCCTGGTTTATCGCACGCCGGTATCAGCTGATGGCAAGGGCTTCTTCGATCTGCTCATGGCGAACCCCGCACAGCGCCGCATTGTGGCCATCGAGTGTAAAAGCGAGAAGGGGAAACCATCGCCCGAACAACTTGAGTGGGAGATAACGTGGCGTAACAGCGGCGGCGAGTACTTTCTTTTCAGGCCAAGCGACTGGCTGAACGAAAATATATTCAAAACTCTTGCGAATCAGGCACAAATAGGCACATAATTATAAGTGAGGGAAATTGGAACAAAAGCTGCTCAAATTCATCGAACAGCGCACGGACAAGGCAATAAGTAACGGACTGCAGTACGGAAAGCTGAATTTCGAATTGACAATACTAGCTGGGAAGATAGTCGAAATCAAGGAAAAACCGGAGGCTAATTTCAAGTTGGAAGAGATATTAAAAGCACTTAGTTAGTTAGCCTGGGTCGGAACCGATAGGGCGAGCTTAGAGACATAGCGTCTCGGCTCGCCTTTTTGTTTTTAAGGAGGTTTCATGGGCAGACCGATAGGCAGCAAGAACAAGCATCCCGCAATCATCCCGTCAAGGGGCGCTGGCAGGCCGAAGCGCAGGGCTCCAACTGTTCCAAAACTTCGACAGGTTGAGTCAGTCTATCCGCCCTGTCCCGGGTGCGGCGGCCCGCTTCTCGAGGCGTCCCTGGGGCGGCGCTGCGTCAACATGGGCTGCTCCAACTGGCATGGAGTGGGAGCGCAGAGCTTCAAGGGCGGGCTCCTGCACAACAGGTTCAAGACCAAGGAGCTGAAGCCCGGCGAGTGGGCCGCTCACGGCAACGGGGCGTTCAAGGTGATCGACTATGATGTGTAGGAGGGATTATGGCTGTTGAAATTTATCCACCAACGAAGAATTATTATTGTATTCAATGTGGTGCGCTTATGAAACACTTGAAAAGTTATATTGCGCTTTATAATCCTATATCTGGCGATCCTATTTGGCAGATAATATATTCGTGCCCAAATAAAACAAAGTCACTATCAAGTATGTTTTTCGGTGGGCATTCTGCATTTACTGACCAGTGGGAGGAACATAAAATGATTACCACTTACCCATCAACAACTCGGCGGTGAGGTGTGCTTATGATTCACTGGTACAGTTACACTATCTTCCGGCACACCCGCACTCAAACATTCTGGGCGTTACAGGAAGCAGACTACTTTGAAGCAGACCGCTGGCCCCCTGAACCTCAAGTAGATCCCGTGAACAATGACAAGGGCGAGTACATGACGGATGTACTTATCGACGATGAAAAGACAGGCAAGAAGAGATGGGCAGAGCAAGTCAGGGTTGGGTTATCGGTTGCAGCCGGGGCACAAGGCCACCAGGCTCAAGCAGAAGGGCGATTCTGTAAATGCCGGTGCATCATAGGCGAAATCAATAAACGCCTCGCATTGACCAAGCATGACGGGAAGGTGCTTTTGCAGGAGATAGAGCGGGGCAAGGTCAGGGACATAGACGGTCTGTCCGATGTGGCTCTTATCGCGTTGACCTACATCTCAGGCAAAGACCGCAGGGTGCAAAGTTACTCCAATTTCAAGGGGCATTGGAACTATTCGAGAAAGGTTGAGAGGGTAGTATAAATCATACTAACAAAAACAAGGGGCTAGTATTATGTTGACAAAAAGTGATAGAATTAACGATGTAGGAGTCAGAAGTCTGTAAACTGGCTCTTTTCTTTTGCAACGTGGGCAGGACAAGCGGTTAAGTCGCAGGGCTCATAACCCTTGAGGATTCGGTCCGACTCCGAAGCCCGCTACCAAAAAGCCCTACCTCCTTGCGGCGCGTCGGGATTCATCTCCCCGGCGCATATCGGGCTCGGGGTTACTCCTTCCCTTTTCAGAGCCCCCAATTATGAAAATGTGAAATTATGATACTTAAAACCATCCCTCTTTCAAAGATTAACCCGGCGGCCTACAACCCGCGTAAAGACCTCCAGCCATCCGACCCGGAGTACAAGAAACTCAAGAAGTCGCTGACCGAGTTTGACTGCGTGGAACCTCTGGTTTGGAACGAGACCACCGGCAACCTCGTGGGCGGGCACCAGCGGCTTAAAGTTCTGAAGGACCTGGGCCGGACCGAGGTTGAGGTATCGGTGGTGGATCTGGATGATGCCAAAGAGAAGGCGCTCAATCTGGCGCTGAACAAGATCAGCGGCGAGTGGGACCTGCCCCGGCTGAAGGACTTGCTCGAGGAGATAAATACCGGCGCCTTTGATATCGAGGTCACGGGTTTCGATGATAAAGAAATCGAAGAGCTGATGACGCAGTTTCACGTGCCATGCGAAGGTCTGACAGACGATGACGCTATCCCTGAGAACGTAGAGACAATTTGCAAGACGGGAGACCTGTGGCAACTCGGAACTCATAGGCTATTGTGCGGGGATGCTTTAATTATCACAGACCTTGAGAAGCTCATGGGCGGAGCGAAAGCCCAACTTGTCTGGACTGACTGCGACGTAATCATAAAACGCTGGGAAGATTTTACAGGTAAAAAGGCAGTTAAACTCGATGTCTGACAATGCTGTAAAACAGCGAATCATAGGAAAACCCTTCCCAAAGGGCAAAACGGGCAACCCCCACGGGCGCCCGCCCAAGATTCACTGCGTCACATCGCTCCTGGCCGAACTGCTTAACGGCGATCCAGAGAAGGTCAAGGCGAAATGGGTCAAGGGCAAACCGACCGGGGCCATGATCGTCGCGCTCGCCATGTTCGCCAAGATGGGCCGGGGAGACTTAACGGCTATTAAAGAGGGGTTAGATCGTGTCGAGGGCAAGGTAAAGGACACGGCTGATATAACCACCAACGGGCAGTCCTTAAATACGACGACGATAAACGTGGTAAGCCAGGAAGCGAAAGCCATAACGGAAGCTCTTTGTAATGGTGAATAGTGAAGCTCGACACAACCTCGATATATGTGCAGAACGGGGCTGCATGGCTGGCCCGTAACTCTGGAATCAGGCGCCGCGCCTTAAACGAAGGCGGCACATCATCCTCAAAGACGTACTCAATCCTTCAAGTCTTAATTTTAATCGCCCGTAGTGCCACTACACCGACTCTTGTATCGGTTGTAAGCGAGTCCCTGCCCCATTTGAGAAGGGGCGCGATGAGAGACTTCTTTGCGATTATGGGTGAATCGCCATCTAACAATCCCCGGTACAACATGAGCGAACACGTCTACGACTTCGGCAACGGGAAGATAGAGTTCTTTTCAGCCGATGAGCCTTCCAAGATGAGGGGCGGTAGGCGTGATGTTCTCTTTATCAACGAAGCTAATAACGTCGGCTATGACGCTTTTAAAGAACTAGACATACGAACCAAGCTATTCACGTTCCTGGACTGGAACCCTGTAAGCGAGTTCTGGGCGCATGAACAACTCTTAAACAAACCCGAAAACAAGTACATCCACTCGACCTATCTGGACGCTATGAACGTCCTTCCGCCGGAGGTGGTTAGGAACATCGAGTCAAACAAAGACTCCGACCCAAACTGGTGGAACGTCTACGGGCTAGGAAAACTCGGCAGGGTTGAGGGGCTCGTCTATCCTGTGTTTGAAATCGTGGACGCCCTTCCGGAACATGGCCAGGTCGCATACGGCCTTGACTTTGGTTTTGCCGGCGACGAGGCGGCGCTTGTAAAGAACGTTATCATCCCTGCACACGACAAAGAACTCGGCCAGGTCTTTTCTCAAGAAATAATCTACGCCAAGAACCTCACGAATCAAGATCTGTCCTTGAAGATGGAACAGGCCGGGGTTAAAAAACATTACGACGAGATCTTTGCAGATTCTGCTGAACCGAAGTCGATCGAAGAACTTCACCGGCTCGGCTGGAACATCAAACCATGCATCAAGGGCGAAGGATCCGTAGAGTTTGGGCATCAAAAACTTCGTCAGTATAAACAATTCTGGACGAAAGACTCGTTAAACGGCATCAAAGAACAACGCAACTTCCGCTACATCGCTGACAAAGACGGCAAGTTGACAGAGAAAACGGCGCATAACTGGTCACACATCATGGACGCGAGAAGGTACGGAGTTCTCGGAAAAGTGGGCGGCGTCCAAATCGGTATCTTTTATGCGTAAGGGTGAATTATGAATTTACCGTGGTCAAAAAAGAAAGAAGCGCCCATTGCATACAACAACGGCTCCGGCGTCGTGAACTTCAACACCGCTCCTGGACGCCAGGACATGACTCAATTTCTTAAAGCCTACGGAGAGGACGGCTGGCTGCACGCTGCAGTCTCTCGCATCGCTCAGTCCTATGCCGAAACCGAGTGGAAGCTCTACAAGAAAGACAACAAGACCGGGGAGCGCGAGGAAATCCTGCAGCACCCCCTCCTAGACCTCATGGCCCGCCCCAATCCTTACCAGTCCGGGCAAGACCTCGAAGAGATCCTGTGCAAATTCTATCTGCTCACCGGCAAAGCCTACCAGGCCAAGCAGTACAACATGGGAAAGCAGGAATTATGGCTGATCCCCTCGCCTTTCATGAAACCGGTCCCCGACAAACGAGAGTTCATCAAAGGCTATGTTTACGAACGGAACGGCGAACGAGTCACGTTCGAACCCGGAGAAGTGATCCCCTATATCAATACCGACCCGTGGAATATCTACGACGGAGTGGGCCCTGCACAGGCGATCGGACTCGAGCTGGATATGTCGTCTTATATGCGCCAGCACAACCGAAACTTCTTTCTCCGCGGGGCTGTTCCAGGGCTCATCATTTCGAACAAGAACGGAGCGACACAAGAAGAGGTTGACCGGCTTGTCGAAAAACTGAAATCAAAACACCAGGGTTATGGCCGCGCTTTCGAGACGCTGTTCCTTTCGGGCGATTGGGACGTGAAAGAAGCCACTATCTCTCAGAAGGACATGGACTTCGTCGGCCTGGCCAAATGGACGCGCGATGCGACACTGGGGGGATTCGGACTGCCTCCGACTATGATCGGTGTTGCGGAGAATGCGAACAGGTCCATAGCGGAGACCGCCGAATACACCTACGCGAAATGGACACTCAAACCCCTGCTCAACTTCTTTAAGCGTAAAAAGAATGAGTTTCTTGTCCCCGATTTTGAGAAAGACGGGGAAACCCTCGAGATGGATTTTGTCGATCCTGTCCCCGAGAACCAGGACCTTAAAAAGAATACGGCTATCGACGGCTTCAAGGCGGGAGTTATCACCCGCAACGAGGCTCGCGACATCATGGGATTTAACCCGGACAAGACGGAGCTGGGAGATGAGTATTATACTCCTCCGCCATCCTTGAGCAATGACTCCATTCCTCCTGCTGCAGACGCTGCTAAAGAGATAAAAAAAAAGAATATTTTAGCCACTATTGAGGAGAAGGACGCTTACTGGAAGGATTACGTCAAGGGTACAGAGGCGCACGAGAAAATCCTAATAGCCGCGCTTCATGAAGTCTGGCAGTCGCAAAAGAAGGACGTTTTAACAAAGTTCAAAACAGATGCCCGCCCGGAGCTGGACATCTCGAAGGCCAAGAAAGACTATCAGACATTTATCGAGGACCCTCTGGAGGATGCCCTGCTAGCAGCCATCAAGAAGGGCATGCAGCTCGTTGAACCCAGAACACCCCACAAAGATACGCCTATACCTCAGATACTGAACGCCCGGGCGCTACGCTGGCTGCAGACCCGGCTCGGATGGGCGGCAGAGCAGACCTCAGAGGAAACAGCAACTCTTCTTTCTGGCGTAATCGCGCAGGCTTACGCTGACGGCTTCGGTGCAGACAAAATAGCCAACCTTATCAGCGCTTTATTTGATGGGTTCGACCAGGTGCGAGCCCTTAAAGTTGCCCGGACAGAAGTCATGAGCGCTAGCAACCAGGGCGCCATCGAAGGATACCGGGAGTCGGGTGTTGTTTCAACTGCAACATGGTTCACCGCATCCGACGAGCGAGACTGCGATGAATGCGACTCGATGGACGGCGACACCGAGGAACTTGACGACACTGAGGGCGTTCTGCCTTTGCACCCAAACTGCAGATGTATCTGGCTGGCCAATGTGGACTAGGAGATTAAAACATGCCTAAAGCAATCGAAAAGATTATCAAGTCTTATTCTGTGCAGGTCAAGGCCGTCGAGGGGCAAAACAGGACGCTCCGGTTTGTGGCCTCCTGTGAGACCTGTGACCGGGACGGGGAGGTTGTCAGTGCCGACGGGTGGGTATTTGAAAACTTCATGAAGAACCCTGTTTTCATGTGGGCGCACCAGTACGACCAGCCACCGATCGGCAAGGTCGTTGCAATTAGTGTGGCGGACGGCAATGTGATAGAGGATGTGGAGTTCGCCGACGCCGAGACCTACCCATTCGCGGATATCGTTTACCGCCTTTACCAGGGCGGTTTCCTCAATGCCGTGTCAGTCGGATTCATCCCGATTGAGTGGGAGACCGGCGGCAAGAAAGAGGGAGATCCCCGCAAACGCTACACCAAACAGGAAATGCTTGAAACTTCCGCGGTCCCTGTTCCGTCTAACCCGGATGCCCTGCAGCAGGCCCGCAGCGCGAAGGTTATCTCCCTTAAAGAGATGCGGCTTGTAAAGAAGTCTTTTGAGGCCGTAGAAACCAAAACCCTGGCCGAGGATATCCGGGATGCACCGATTATAGACAAGACCGAGCCGCTTACCCAGGACGCGCTGGCCGATGAGCTTGATTACGTCCTGTGTTCTATCCGGGAAGTCGGATTGAATGAAAAGAATACCCCGATCGCAAAGGAGCTCATGGAAACATTGAAACGCCTTACAGGAAGCGACATTCCTGTTCAAGATAAATCCATGCCAAAGAAAACCACCGAAGCAATAAAGACCGCCTGCAAAGAGGTTCAGAATTGTCTCGATGGGATGAAGGCGCACCACAAGGCGCACAACGAGTTCCATAAGACAAACACCGAAGCCCTCACCGGGTGCCTTGAAAGCCTGTCCGCAATGTGTGGGGAGGAACCTGAACCCGAAAAGTCAGTCGAATCCGAGAGCGAAACGTCAAAAGCTCTCAAGAATCTAATCAAAGCAGTCGAATCTAAACTAGGAGAAAAATAATGCCCGAAGTAACCGAAATCGAAAAGTTAACCAAAGTCTTCACCGACAAGCTGGACCAGCTTTCTCAGGACGTGACCGGCAAGGCCGTCAGCGCCGCGAAAGAGTCCGTCAAAGAATGGGCCAACGAAGCGATGAAGTCGCGCAAGTTCAACCCCGGCATGGGAACCGAGGAATCAGATAGCCCCTGGCACATCAAGGGCTATAACAACACCCTGCCTCTTGAAAAACAGGCTCCGGCAGTCAAGGAAGCCTTCTACTCAGTGGCCGGCAATTACATCAAGGCCGTCTACTGCGCTCAGCATGGCATCAACAACGAATTGACCAAAGCTCTCGGAGTTACCACCGGCTCCAGCGGCGGCTTCCTGGTGCCCGTTGAATTCCGCCCTGAACTCTTGAAACTCATCATCGAGGACCAGCTCGTCAGGCCGCGTGCCCGCATTGTCCCGATGGCTACCGATACCCTGTGGTGGCCGAAGATCGTTGACACGACCCATGCGTCTACCATCCACGGCGGCATGAAAGCCACCGCCACCGCTGAGGCCGGGTCCCTCGGTACCGGCGATCCTACCGTCGGCCAGATGAGGCTTGTCGCCAAGAAATACACCTCTTCCTGGAAGGTCTCAAACGAACTGCTCATGGACTCGCCCATCTCCATCATGCCCCTGCTCGGCGAGCTGGGACGCGAGGCGGTCGGTTTCGATGAGGACTATGACGCCATAACAGGCAACGGCGCAGAGAGGCTGTTTGGCTTCCTGAACTCCGGGGCGCTTATCTCGACGACCCGCAACGTCACCGGCGACCTGGCGTGGAAAGACATCACCAACATGTACGGCAAGATGTTCCCCTCCAGCCTCAAGAGGGCCGTATGGGCTTGCTCCCCCGGCGTCCTGACCTCCCTGTTCAATATGGTCGTGCCCGCCGGTACCGGCGGCAGCGCGGTCTTTGTCAGCAACGTTCAGGGCCAGACCGGCGCCGATGCTCCTCCCATGACCATCCTCGGACGCCCGCTAATCGTCTCGGAAAAACTCCCCGCGCTCGGCACTGTCGGCGACCTGGTGTTCTGCGACTTCTCCTACTACATCATAGGAGACCGCATGGATCTGAAAGTAGACGCCAGTGAGCATGTCTACTTCGCCAATGACCAGACCGCCCTGCGCATGATCGAACGCGTCGACGGCCAGCCCTGGCTCGATTCCGCCCTCACCGCCCGCAACGGCACAGACACCATCTCTGCCTTCGTCGCCTGCGCAACCTAAATCTAACTGTTTAACAGGAGAAAATATAATGGCTGCATATTTAACGGAAACCGTAAAAGTAGTGGGGGCGCTCGCCCCCATCGACAAGGCCGGCAACGCCTGGGTGTCAAAACCCATCAACCTGGCCAAGTATAACCGCGTCTGCTTCCTGCTTTACCTGGGTGCGGACGACACAACCGGTACCATCACCGTTGAGAAAGGTACTGCAAGCACCCTCGGCACCGCTATCGCCTTCAACTACCGCAAAGCCACAACCGGCGCTGCGGCCTTCTCAGTCCTCGACGCCGCCTTTGCCGCTGCCACCTCGTCCGGCATCGCCCTGACAGCAAGCGACGACAACAAGATCATGGCCATCGAGGTCTGCGCCCAGGAACTCGGCACGTCGAACTGGGTCGGCGTCAAGGTCAGCGCCGCCGGCACTGCGAACCTGGTCACGATCATAGCCCTGTGCTACGAACCCCGCTTCCCGCAGGACATCCCTGCCGATCCTACTGCCTAATTCCCTAATGAACGGGAGTAAAAACGAGGGGGAGATAAAGGCTTTAACTGCTCCCCCTCGCCACACCGCCATCTTGAAGCCGAGAAAATCTAAACGTATCGAGGTAAAAAATGGGAAGAGTAACTTACCCGTCAAAAAATCGGGACGCTTTCGCAGACCTTAACCTCGGCATCCGCGTTGACAGGGCCACCGCGACCCTGCCTCAAGGCGCGAGTGCCGCAATCTTCAATGTAAACGGCGGGCGCGTGCTGGTGACTGCCATAATCGGCCAGGTCACAACCATACTCGGCGCAGTCGGTAACATGAAGCTAATCGCCACTCCGACCACAGGCGTTGCAAACGATATGTGCGCTGTGGTAGCTGCAGGTACATTCGCAGTCGGCGTGCTGGTTAACATCGACGGCATCGTGGGTGATGCCATGATTTCCGGCACCGGCAGCGTTTCCACTACGACCGCACCCGTCGTGGTCAACGTCGGCACCATCAACTTAAGCCTGTCAGGGTCCAGCACTGGTTCAATGAAATGGACCATCTGCTACGTGCCCTTCGACGACGGCGCTTACGTGACCGCCGCGTAGAAAGAATCCCTCCGTTAACCGGGGTTGAGACGGGTTGCTCCATTCTCGCCTCAGCCCCCGGTTATTTCTCAAAAAATATTATGAAAGTTTTATTACGAGGTGAAATATGGCTGGTTCAGTAATGACCTTCACGGAAAATAAACGCTTCGCGTCAGTCAAGCAGATTAAAGTAGCCTGGACTTCGGACGACGCTACGGGCGCAGTATCGGGAACTACCACATACCCCTACGACGGGCAAATCATCGGCGCTATCACCGTCCCGGGGACTGCAGGTGTGGCTCCTACCAACCTTTATGATATCGCCATCAACGACGAGAACAGCGTCGATGTGGCACTCGGAGCGCTGGTTGATAGGTCGAGCACGCTCACACAGTATGTCGCGGTTGCATCGATGGCGGGAGTGTCGGCTTCCAAGATAACAGTCGCCATCACCAACGCCGGCAACTCGAAACAGGGCACGATTTATCTCTATATCAGGTAGGTCCTTATGGCCTTTGAAAATCTGCTGAACCAGTATCTTGAAGCGAAATACACAAAGCCTGAACAGGTCACGCTTTGCCAGACATGCGGTTATCCGTTGGAAGAGACGGACCGCGGCATCCATTGTCCCTTTGATGGATGGACACCCAATATCCCGCCCAAATTCGTGCCTCAAATCCCGGACGTTCCAAAGTAGGTGAACCATGAATTCTTATGTTGACCTCGGAACCATCAAGGCGCCCGGAGGGCTGAACCTCACATCAACCGAGTACGATTCATCCCTTTTGATGTGGGCGAATACAGCCTCACGCTTTATCGACGCATATACCCACCGATATTTCTACTGCCTTGAAAGTACGAAGTATTTTGATGGAGCGTCCACCGTCCTGTTCCTGGCGGAGGATGTGCTTTCGATCACGTCTTTAAGCCTCGATGTTTATGGTAATAAAACCTACTCCACCAGCATGGCCTCAACCGATTACGAAAGGTACCCGCTGACAAAACTCCCGACGACTTATCTCAAGACGGCGAACAACGCGAAGTATACAAACTTCGCCTCCGGCATCCGGGCCGGCGTCAAAATAGCGGGCGTGTTCGGATATGGAACCGGTCTTACCGCAACCCCTTATATCGATACCGGCATCACCGGGACTGTTGCCACTGCTGCCGGTACCTTGCTTACTCTTTCCGCTGGTTCTATCGTCCAGGCGGGACAGACCATCCGGCTGGAATCAGAACAGATGTATGTTTCGTCCGCGGGGCCGATTGTAGCCACCGTTATCCGGGGCGTAAACGGCACTACCGCTGCGGCGCATGCTGCTGCGGAGATTTACATCTATCAGTACCACGATTCAGTTGTCGGCGCGGCGATGATGCAGCTCTCGATATGGTGGGAGCGCAGAAAATCAGCCTACGCTTCGAAGGTCGGCAACACCACCACCGGGGAGTACGAGATATATAAAGGTCTGGACCCAACGGTTAAAGCTCTCCTCGACACTGGAAGCCTGGTAAGGAATCCGATGTAAACATGGAACTCACATATTCTTTCAAGGGCATGGACGAGCTGCTTAAGAAAGTAGACAGCCAGGAACTGATCGGCCAGCCTCTCAGGGCTTTCTTCAACAAGGCAGCCATAGAAACACAGAGACAGATCCAGCAACGAACACCCACTGATACCGCGGTTCTTCGTGCCGGTATCAATTATGAAGTGGACAGTGCCTCCGTCCCGCAGTACGCGCGGATCGGTTCGAATTCAAACTATGTCATGTTTGTCGAATACGACACGAAGCCGCACTGGCCTCCGATGGCTGCAATCACACCCTGGTCTGAACGGCATGGTCTTAACCCCTATATGGTAGCAAGGGGGATTGCGGCACACGGAACTAAGGGCGCCCACATGTTCGAGATGGGTCTAGAAGCGGCTAAAGGCAGATTCCCTGAGTTTCTTTCAGAGCTCGGCACAGATATAGAGGGAGCGTGGGGTAAATGAGCCTTAAAGGTATACGAGAGGACTTACAGAACGCCTTGCAGGTTATCCCCAAACTAAACGTATATTCGGGCTGGCCCAGCAAGGAGAACGCCCCTTTTGCCATCATATCGCTTCCCGTTACGGACGGGGCTGAATATGACCTGACTTCCCGAAACTCGTCTTTGGTTTATCACTTCACCATCGACATAGGGGTTAAGCCTTCATCTTCTTTGGAGCAGATGCAAGACGAATTAGACCCGTACATCGAAAACACGGGTGATTATTCGGTCAAACTCGCGCTTGAAGCGATGGACGACGCAGGGGCACACCCGGACTTTGATGCTCTCAGGGTCGGCAAGATGGCAAATTACGGGCAATTAACTGTCAACGGCGCGACTTATACCGGGGCGAGATTCAACGTAGACATTATCGTAACCTCGTAGGAGCAGATTATGACATTTAAAGCAGGGCGAAACGCAGCTATCTACCTGAACGGTGTCGATATCACCGGCGACCTCAACATGATAACCGGAACGTCGGAAGTCGAACTGGCTGATGCGACAGTGTTCGGTTCGGTAGGTCATAAGGAACTACCTGGGCTATTTAAGGACGCCGTGCAAATCGAAGGCTTACTGGACGACGCGTCTCTCGGCGTTGCCACCAACATGATCCAAGCGTCCTCCGGGTATGCTTTGATGATTCTCTACGGGCAGAATATCGGAGATCCTGCTAGTGCTGTCAACGAAACCATGCTGGGAAAGTTCGAGATCCCCGGCGTAGTGAAAGACATAAACAAAATCAAGCTCACTCTGGACATAGACAACTATCCCATCGAACCCTGCCTGGTGCTTTCTGGGAAAGGGCAGAAATCAAGTTCGTCCACGGGCTCTACAATCGATAATGCAGCTCCTACCTCAGCTGGGGCCGTGGGTTACGTCCAGGTATTCGAGCAGACGGGTGGTACGGGGTACACCTTATCAATCAGACATTCAACTGACAACTTCGCAACCGACGACACCGAGCTTTTAACCTTCGGTAATTTCACAGGAGTGGGTACTTTACGGGTAGCTGCTGCAGGAACTGTTAAACGATACGTCCGGGCGAAGTGGGTTTGGGGCGGTGCTGGTTCAACTGCAACTTTCGCAATAGTAATGCACAGATTATAAATTGGAGGTTTTAATATGGGTCTCTCAGGGAAAAGTCACGGACGAAAATTAGTCTTCACCTTCGCAACACACGACATCTCAGCATGGATTGAGGAAGTGTCCGGCCTGCCCGGTGAGGTAGAACTTGGCGACATCACTACCGCCGGTTCAGTAGGCCACGTTTCATGGCCAGGGCTTGAAAAAGGCACTATCACCTTGAAGTGCGTCTTTGACGATTCAGCTACAGGTGCTTACGCATACCTCGCAGAGGCCTTGAACGGATATGCTTCTGCTTCGCCCCCGGCTGTATCGGCGTTCGTTTATGAACCCGCCGGTTCGACTTCGGGCTACGTCAAGATATCGGGCAACTGCTGGGTAAATAAAATCTCGTTCCCGGCTAAAGTAACCGACCCCTTGAAGTTCGAGGCTACCCTGGTCCTGGATAACGGCTTCACGATTGGAACGGCATAATGAGTAAATTCACTTCAATAGGTGAATTCTCAAAGCTGACTTTCCTCGATGGCGAATGGGTCAATCTAAAGACCGAAGCCACACAAGAGGACAAGGACTATATCATCTCCAGGATGATCTCCTATTCTGCCGGTACGGATGGCGCGGGCGGTAAGCTCGAAATGGGCGTTGCTAAACTCGCCCTCCTGGAACGCTGGATCGTAGGCTGGTCATTCGAGGGGCTTCCGCTTAATACCGAAAACATCTCCGGGCTAAAAGAGAAGTATCGGAAACTTATCCTCGCAGAGATTGACCGCTTAGATAAACAAGCGGAGACATTCCCAAACTTGTAGAGGGCATCCACCTCGGCCTCTACGCTGTCCTTTCAGGGTTCAAGACAGACGCAGACGACCCTAAGTATTCCTTCACACAAACGGATGCCCGTCTCTACAAGCGGTATCAAATCATGTCCAAGATGGGATGGTCCTACCATGAGTATTCGGAAACGCCCGCCTCGGTCATCTCACAGATATGGGCTTTCATGAAAACCGAGAACAAGGTCAAACAGGAAAAGGCAGAAGATAATGGCTGATGCTGAACTCGACATACTTTTGAAGTTAAAAGATGAAGCAAGCGAAGCCCTCAAAGGTATGTCGGGCACTTTAGGAGACGTTGCTAAAACAGTCGGCGGTATGGGGCTGGCGGCTATCGGCGCGGGTATCGCGTCCGTAACTTCCTTCGCCAAAACCGCCGAGTCTCTCTCCCTTTTGTCTGACAAGACCGGGTTCTCGTCCGAAGCCCTTTCGACTTTGAAGTACGAACTTGAAACCAATGGATCGTCTTTAGACGGCTTTGAGACCTCGGTTAAGAAGATGGCAGTTGCTATCGAGAGCGCGGCTGGCGGCAACCAGGCGATGATCGACGACTTCAACCAGCTCGGTTTGAATATCGACACCCTAAAAGCCATGACCCCCGAACAGCAGTTTAACACCATCGGGTTAGCGATCGGCGCGATGACCGACCCCACCGCCAGGGCGAATGAAGCGGTTAAGCTCTTAGGGAAGTCTGGCACGGACATGATACCCGTGTTCATTCAAGGTTCGGCCGGGTTAGATGCTATGGCGGTATCCGCGCAAAAAGCCGGGGTAGTCATGTCCGAAGATACCATGAAGTCCGGCGAGGAACTGCAAAGCGCGATTGAGGACTTGGAGCAGTCTTTCAAGGGTATCGTCGTTACCATCGGTACAGCACTTGCTCCGGCTATTAAACCTCTCGTTGATGGTTTCACCCAGCTGGTCCAGGCATTACCGATTAAACAGATTGGGGAACTATTAAACAAGCTCATCCCGCCCTTCGTTGAGGTCCTCTTGAAACTCATGAAGGCTATCCCGATTGACGCTGTATTGTCTTTTGTAACAGATGCACTAACACCCCTTCTTGAAGTTTTACCCGACTTATTAGATGCTTTCGCGCCGATCCTCGAAGTACTGGGCGAAATCCTGAAAATCATCCCGATTAAACCCTTCATGGAACTGGTGATGAGCGTCCTCATGCCCCTGCTTATCCCGGCCTTGAAGATGGTCGCTTCAATCCTGAAAGACCTCGAACCCCTGCTAAAGGTCATATTCGGGTTACTGGATGATGTGATGAAAGTCCTCGGCCCGATCCTCGAGGGTGTGGCAAAGCTCACCGGAGGGGTGATTGGCACAGTCACCAATGGAATAGGAAACGTCATCGGCGGCATAGGGCATCTGTTCGGCATAGGGGACGGCATAGTCCAAAATGGGCAGGTTATCACCACCGACCCCGAGGATTACATCATCGCAACCAAAACGCCTCAGAGTTTAGGTTCTAGCGGGGGTGTGACGTATAACTTTATCAATAACGCTCCCATCATGTCGGAATACGACTTCGGGGAACAGGTTAGAAAGTTCTTACTCATGACCTCAAGCCGGAACACGACAGCTTTATCGTCGGTTTATACGAGCGCGTAAGATGGCTGAGTACACAACTGCTGTCCGGGTAGCTTTTGGTAATAACGCCTTTGGTGCCTCTCCGACATGGGTGGACATCTCAACTGACAATAAGGGCTTCACCACCCATCGTGGACGTACTTATGAGATGGGCAGGATGGAGGCGGGTACTGCTTCGATTGTCTTAAACAACACATCGGGAAACTATTGGAAAAACAACGCTGCGGGATCTCATTATCCGAATGTTATCCCCATGAAGCCGGTCAATATTCAAGTCTCCGTTAGCTGTTTGAACCTTTTAACTAATACCAGTTTTGAAACAGGAGACCCACCGACAGGGTGGACGCTTACAGGTGCGGGCGCATCATGGACTCGCAGTTCCGATTATGCTCACGCTGGTACGTATTCGGGTAAATTGGTGCGAAACGGAGCAGATTGTGTCGCATACCAGCCAGTTACTTATGCGCCTTATCTAGGGAAAACAGTAACTTTTGGTGCATGGGTTTGGTGTGCCACCCCTAATATCGCATTTATACAGGTATATGATGGCGTGGGTGTATCATATTCCTCCTACCATCCAGGTGACTCAGCATGGCACTACCTATCTATAATCAAAGTCATAAGTTTGTCAGCCAACCAGTTGACACCTGAATTGTATATCAACACCAGCAACGGAACCGCGTATTTCGATGATGTTTCTTTACTTTTAAATTACGATATCTTTACAGGATTCTCCGAGGCTTGGACACCAGGATTTGTAGCACCTCCGATTAAAATCCCTCAAGTAACACTTTCCTGTGTTGACCTTGTTAAAAGCCTTTCAAGAGACATAATAAACAATGCCGGTTATGCCTCGGAATTAAGCGGTACACGGGTAGGCCATGTTCTTGACGATTTAAGTTGGCCTGCCGGAGCGCGAACACTCGCTGCCGGGGTTTCAACATTACAGGCTACGGGGAGCCTATCTACCAATCACCTAAATGCTCAGTCTCATTTACTGGCTGTTCAGGACACCGAGCAGGGGATTATATTCTGCGGTGTAGACGGCAAGGTAGTGTTCCACGATAGGCATACTCGGCTAGGTTCGCCTTATAACACTTCTCAATATACCTTTACAGACACAACCAACGGGCACTATGCCGGGATAGTCCCAACTAACGACGACCAGTATATCTATAACGACGTACATATCACCCGTTCAGGCGGTACGGAGCAGATCGCCCAGGACTCAACCAGCATCACGGCTTACGGGTTGAGGTCTTTAGCGATTACGGGGCTTTTAACCACCAGCGACGGCGAGTCTTTAAGCGAAGCCCAATACCTTGTCGGCAAGTACGCTCAACCTGCACAACGGGTAAAGCAACTTGTAATCAAACCCTCAAGCGACCCGACAAACCTCTGGCCGATTGTTCTGGGTCTGGATATCTCCTCGCGGATTACAGTCGTCTTAACCCAGGCATCAATCAACGAAGATTACTACATCGAAGGGATAACCCACACCTACAAACCCGGACAGCCGTGGGTAACAACTTACGACCTCTCCCCCGCAGCTAGCCAGGCTTACTGGTCTCTAGGTGATACGGGGTTCTCGGAACTTGGAGACACAACCATCCTTTCGTATTAGGAGAAATTATGACTGCAACTTGGACAACACCCGCCGACTTTGCAACCTCCCACAAGGTAACCGCCGCCGAATGGAATACAATGAACGGCACGGCGGGTGATATGGCATACCTCAAAGCCAACGCGATTCAATCTGACGGTTCGGTCGCCGCTGCCGCTAATATCCCGATGGGCACACATAAGCTCACTGGCCTCGCAGCGGGTACCACCAACGGCGACTCGGTGCGCTATGAGCAGATCCCCGCGACAACAACCATCTCCCAATCCGACGTTACAGGTTCTCGGGCGTTAGACACCTCGAACAACCATATCTATCAAAACACGTCGGGTAAGATAATGGTGGTTGCAGTCGGTGTTGTTTGTAACGCCGATTCACAATTACATACTGGGATAGCCACGGCCTATACCGGTTCGGGTTCTCCCCCCACGGTTCAGGTCGGGCAGTTTGGCGTTTATTTGCCCGGTGCTGTGAATTCCACCACTGTCAGAGGAACGGTGACTTTCATCGTTCCCAATAACTACTATTACAAGGTTTCAAATGATTCGGTCAGCGGTTCGGCAACGCTCGTTTCCTGGGTCGAGTGGACGCTGTTCTAA